TTGACCGCGCACCACTTGCGCGTGAAGAATAAACAGATTGCTCGGTTAGCGACAAGGCCCCAGCGCGTCTTTGCTCTCGATCGAATTCATTAATGTCCGTTAGCCTCAATGCCTCTACTGAGCCGCCAGCCGTGCCGCTTGCGCCCGTTAGCAGGTTCTGGCCGGCCAATGTATTCAACAACCGCTCACGCCGCTGTATGCCCTGCTCTTCTGCCACCCTTGCGGCCTGGTCTGCCTGTTGCTCAAGCCCAATGGCTTGCGCCTCGGATGCGTTTTTTGATGCCACGCCCTGAGCTACGGCACTTCCGGCTGCAATTACGCCCGCCGCCGCCGTTGCATAAGTTGCGGTCGTTGCCGTGCCAGCAAATATTGACGCTATCGCTGGATAGGCTGCTACAAGTGCTACCATTAGCTTTGCTCCATTTCCAGACTAAAGCCCAGCACTGTCATAGGTGTCGGGTCATTTTGTGAAAGCGTTACCTGTAAAGTCTTGCTATAACCCATTAAATTCATACTCTTCTTTCCTGTGTAAGGTGTTGCTGGCTGATCCAGTACGCTTTCGCCAAAATTACGAAAAGAGACGGTGTGCCCATCAATAACCAGCCCTAACGTGTTTTCCAGCCAAACCGTTGCTTTAACAATGCGTTTGCTGGCATCCAGGTCAAAGCCTGCCCCCAGATTGTTTTCTATCGGCATACTTTTAATAGTCGCAATATAAGCAAGCCCGGCTTCTGCTGAATCCACGGCAATGCGCGGCAACGTCACTTCACCGCCTGCCACGCTGAATACACCCATATATGCGCCATCAGCCCATACACTCACGTCATCGCCTTCAAGGTGATCGAGGCCGCTTAGTGTTGCGGAGTTGGGCGCATCGTATAAAACAGACTGATCCAGTAAAGCGTCCGGGTCTGACACGCATAAATAGTAATCTGTGCCACGATTGACGGAGAAATACATATCATCCATCACGCTTGATATTGCATGATACGCGCCGTTAGTTTCCAGCTTTGTCCAGGCGGCTACAAGCTGCGAACGTAGCGTATTGAACGCGGCTATTGTTCCGTCGGCGTTAACAACTAAAACATAATTGGCATCTTCCTGATCCGTGCCTACGGAAATAGCCATATCAACGGGGTCATTGATTAATACCGGCGCCAATATGCTGGTGGTTTGTGAGCGGTACTCGTTTTCCACATCCCCTAAAATCAACTCGCGCAATGTACGGCCTGTGCGCTGTAGGTACATAGTCGCTTCGTCGATGGTTACCGGGTCAACAAAGCGCGAGCCATAGGACTCTTGCCGCCTTACCGCTATATTTTCCGGCGTGATAGGCGATTGGGTTATGACAAACTCGGCGCCGCCTGTGAACACCTGCAAAACACGGTTAGATACAATGCCGGTAATGGCATCGAATTGACCTACATCCAGAGTTCTATAGATAGCGTTATCAACGCGGCTCTTTCCCAGATCAAAATTAAAGAAATCATTTACGTTAGAACCCCATAACGTGGTGGGCAATGACGTGCTGCCACCAAACCACAATCGCCCCTCATGAAATCCTATTGTACGCGGCCATCCTCGCAACGCAGACCAGGCATCCTCTTTTTTACTTACGCCGTGCGTCTGTCCTGGTGTATCCGTGTAAATGTCAGCAGATGATGAGCCGGACGTGGCGCGACCTGTATGCGCCGGCCAGTCGTCCTGGTTATCGCCGCCCATTGTAATATTGTAAACCCCGGTACTGCCTCCGTTGCCTGCCACGGTCACGGTTTCGTGGGCTACATTCGGCAACGCCACAATACTCAGTTGCATTTGATTTGCATTGTCGGCTTCGGCTGCATCGCCAGCATAAGCAATATCTTCCGTGTCAATACCCCCCACATTCAACTTGAACAACTGGCCGGACGTGAATCCGTTGAAATCCACCCCTTGCACGTCATCAGCCCCCGCCGGACTATTGGCATCATTAAAGTTATGCTGTGGCGGCTCTATAAAGCCTACATCAGTCAGCGTCCAGGTAACATCATCACCCTGGCGCTGGAATAACGCGGGCGCGTGGTTTTCGTGAACCAGTATCAGGGTGTCGCCGCTGTGAGCATAGCGAATATCTGCCAGTTCACTGGTTAGATACGTTGTGGCAATCGTGGCTTTAAATACGTCATCACGATATACATCAATAGCATTCTCGTAAAACGCCAGAACATAACGCTGCTGAGCATTAAAAATGAACGGAACGGGACGCATAGGCATTGCGTACCTGGCTACATAACGCAGACCATCGCGCCGCCTCATGCCACCCTGGGGCATGCAGAGAACATTATCACCCTGCGCCACACCTTTCATATACTGCTTGACATCCAGCCGTACAGAGAGCCGCGCATCAAGCACCCCTGAATTAAGACTGCTATTAAGCTGGAAATACTTCAACTGCGAACATCCAGATAATCAAATGATTGAACGGGTGTTGCTGGCCGTTCCTGGGCATCAGCATACATCGCTGCCGCCATTTGTCTCTGTGCGCGAACCGCAAACAGTTCGTGTAGTCCTTTATTAGACGTTACAGCCAGGGCAAACTCAGCCGACAGCGCATATTCAAGCGCCAGGCCAAAGTAAGCAGGAAACGCGCTTTCATTTGGACGAAAGGCATAATCAATCGAAACGGTATGGCTGTCTGAGTATATTTTATCTTCGTACCGCTCGTAATTCTGTTGAGGTATAACCCTATACAACAGCAGCAGATCGGCAGGTAGTTGATATTGATGGTTGTATTCGTTCAGGGGCGGTGTAACCAGCTGGGCCAGCTGTCTTTTTTTGCTGGCAAATCGCCACCGGTTAGCAGATAACGCGGCCTGCAATGTAGGCTCATAAAGATTACCGCCGACAATACCGGCAGCACCGCCCTCGGATGTGGATGATATGGGGTTTTCGCCCAGCCTTACCAGCGCGTTACTAATAAAATCTATTTTTGATGACATATAAGCGCCTCAAAAAACCCACCCCGAAGGGTGGGAAAACCGGAGTGGTTTAAGCAATGGTTACGCCGGATGAGCTGGATGTAACCACAATAGCTGTGGTCAGTGCCGCCGTGGTGCCGGTATCAGTTACCAGCAACAGCACATCATTAACGTTTAGCTCTCGATGAGCATTCAGAAAATAATCAGCCCCCGCAACAGTAGCCGCTCCGTCTGCGGTCTTGTACGTCCAGACCTTCGGCGCATCAGCGGCATGTGCGCCGGATTGTGCAAAGTTATTAAGTGTGTAAGACATGAGTAGCCCCCTTATGCAGTATCATCAGAATGAATTTCAATTACGCCGCCAGCATCACGCACTGATGAACCGGCTTTTAACAGGCCGTTACATAACCACGAGGTCTTCTGAGCGATATAATTAATCTCGGTTTTAACATCAATGCCGGTAGCCAGACCAACCGCATCAGTATGATAGGCGTATGCTGTTGCATCAGCCGTACCGCCACCAGGCAAGCCACCCTCGATACGGTCATCAATCAGCTTGAAAGAAAAACCATAAAAATGATCAATCTGACCAGAGACCAGAGACTGAACCGATACAAAGTCACCGCTGGTAGCCAGAGTGCTATCCAGAAGTTGCTGCTTCTGCGTCTTGTTCCACGCAATACAACGGCCTTCATTTGACATGCCCACGCCATCAAAAGCCGCGCCAGCAATGCGAATCTTTTCAACGGTCATGCCTACGCCGCCAACAGCAACTGGTGAATGTTGAGCCCCTGCTGCTGCTTCAATATTTCCCATTGCGTTAAAAATTAACTGATCTTCACGTCGCCCCATTGCCATTGCAATAGTTTTGGCCAGCTCTGATTTTTCATCAAAATTAACCTCTGCCTGATCGAAAATGTCGGTATATTCAGGCGCGTTCCAGTTTTCCAAAAGAGTGGTGATCAGGTTGTGACTCACATCCATAGGCGTGACATCAGCTTGTGATGCTTTCTGATTTGCCAGACCGCGACCCATCAAGCGCCATTTGTAAGTATCGCCCACAACGCCAGAGCGCTGGGTGACGCTTGACCGCATTTTACCCACACCCTGATAGGCGTGCTTTACCATAGAATCAAATTCAATTGATGCTACGGAACTCAGGAATTTACTCATGGTAAACCCTCCATAATAGTCAAAGAAAAATACACATCTTTGATTCGGTAGCCAAACTGGGGCGAATCTGTTTTATTCGCTGTCGGGCTTCCCTATACGGAAGGTGGCGGCTGCTACCATGCAGTATAGCAGGTTAGTAAGCGCTTACCAGCGACCTGTTGCTTCAGCCTGCTTTGCCTTGGCAATGATGCCCTCACGGTAGGCTCTGTCGGTGCTGTATTTCTCGGAATTAACCGCTGCCTGAAAATCCGCACGGCTGAATCCAACGGGCGCTTGCTCTGTGGCTTGTGGGCTAACCACTTTCGTGCCGCGTGTCTTGCTGATCAGGCGCTCGATCAGTTCAACCTGATCCGCTGTAGAAGTCATTGACAATAAAATATTATTGTCTTTGTCGTCCAGATTAGCGCCAGCCCACTTAGCTACATTGCTCAATCGCTCGTCTGCATTGTCGCCCAGTGCTGATTTTTGCTCATTAACATCAATGCTAACCTGATTTCGCATGTCGTTTTGATAGCCAACAAACATGGAAAACAGCCTGTTGGCCGTGTCGTTGCTCATATTCGACTCCTTGGCAAATTCGACAAACTCCTGATATTGCGCCAACTCAGTATCGACCTCGCCCTCGATACCTTCAGGTATACTGAATTCGTACTCTTCCGGAGCACCACTAAAACCACCCAGCATTTTACGCAAGCCCGGCGCGCCTTTAGCCTGAGCCTCGATAGCTTCCTGTAGCGTTTTACCGCCTTCCATGTATTTTCCATCCAGCCATTCGGGTGTTTCGGGTGCTG